TCTTCGACCTCTCTGAGGTCATCTGGACGGAGATTAGAGGCCACCTCCTGAGCAGCCTCCAATGTGAGTGGGTGTATGTAATTAGACACGTCTATAAAACATGGGTGAATAGTCACCTTCCCAAGACAACGAGTGAAGTGTTGCTGGGGTTGGGTGAGTAGATTTAAGTGTAAGATCAATATTTGTATTACGTTCGTATATCGGTACAGTCTTAATATATGTTTCTAAAAATGGTACACCGTTAGTAGTATATAAATCTAGAATACTGGATTCATATTCTTCTGTATAATCTGGTTTACCTACTCGTTCTAAAGTGGTTTGATACGAACCTACCTTACCAAAGTGTATCTTAATTCTATGTAAAACTAAAGATGAGTTTACATCAGATTGTACTTTACCTTCTCCACCACTCTTGAATGGATAGAATTTAGGAAACTTAACTTCATAATCAAATAAGTAACCTACGTATAGTGGTGCTGATGATGTTGCAGATGACCAGTCTCCATCTAATGATAGCTGTTGATTACTTGTATTACCAAGAGATACTGATGGATGTTGGAATCTTGCAAGTCTTACGTTATTTGTAGTAACTTCTGGGTCTACAACTATTAATCTGTCAATTACCGAAACATTTGCACCACCCACTTGGTTAAGCCAGTTTTGATTGCTAAACAAAGTTGAGTTTGTATTCGGTTGATAAGTACCTCCAAAAAGTGGTATATAATTATCTAGATGTAATATATATTCAACCCCATCTTTTGCAATAGTAAGTTCATCAGAAGACTCGACTAACGACATTCTTTGTAGATAATAGTCATCATCTAAAATAAAGTATTCATCATCAATAATAAAATGATATATTAATGGTTGATTAAACTTCCATTTAAACCAAGCAGCTTGCTGACGTTTCTCACCTATGTTCAGATACTTATAACCAAATACAGTATCAGTGCCAGTTTTACCTAGCAATATCATACCATTTTCTCGTGAGTTTGTCAGCAAGTCTATATCATTTGGTAATAATGATGGTACAACTTTACTTACTTCAACAATGTTAGGTTCTCCTTCTCTTGCAATATTAGCCATTTCATTTAGTCGGCTAAATCTACCAGAGTTATCTACGTAAGCAACTGTAGTGCCTAGCGATATAGGAGGTATATCTATATTATAATTAAAGGTAGCAATACTTTTTAGTTTTGCTGTATCAGGATTAAGTACAGTGTCATCAGATGTTAACAAGAACT